AGTGTTGTGATTTCAGTTCCTCTACCACCTTCTCTTCTAGGCAACCAGAAATCTTCCATCATAGACATGAACTTTCTGTCATCTCTAACTTCACCAGTGTTAGCATCATATACTAACTTATTTCTATAGCGAGACATTACCTCTTTTAGGTACTGTTCTGCTTTTACCTTTGGAAGATTACCTACATCAATGTAGAATATTCTTCTTTCTGGTGCTCTTGATAATCTGTAGATAACAAGAGAGTCCTCAATCATTCTAAGTTGATTAAGTGCCTTGATTGATTTGTGAAGATATGAAAGAACTGTTCCTTTGTTTCTATCAACTAATCCAGAACTACAATAAACAATAGAGTCTTTAGCAATTTTAACTCCACCTTTTGATGCACCAGAAACCATACCAGTTGGGTAACTTGGTTTTGGTGTATACATGAAATATTCTTCTATTTCTGGTTCCACATACTTAGTATTACTATCAGAACCCTTATTCATATCTAAGACTTGTTGTCCCTTAGATTTCTTTTTCTCCTGACGAATATACTTCATCTTCATAGGATCGATATATCTCAGATCCTGAATACCATCTTGAGGTCTCTTTGTATCAATTACCTTAAGATAATATACTCTTCCATCAATATACCAATTCTTGAAAATCTCATGTGCCTTCCTATCGAAGTCCATGATTTCTTTTATATTTTTAAATTCTTCTCTAATTACTTTCTTTAGTTTATCACTAGCATTTAAATTTGATAGTTCGATTTCCACTGGAGAATCGTACAAATCACTAACAATAGCTTCATTAACAACATCTTCAATAGCACCATCCGCTTCTGGATGTAATGCCATCTCTCTGTATCTTTTAATTAATTCGTGTTCGGTTCTGTATACACCTTCAATATCTACATATTGCCCATAAAATCCACTACTTATGTAATTATCAACCCCGTCCTGATTGGTTTCAGGAACGGGGGATATTACTGAGGGTGGCGTTTTTTGGCTATCGTCAATAGAGAACCCAAAGAGTTTTGCCATAGTATAATTTGTTTTCCTACTATTATAGCACTATTTAGTCGATTTTAGTTGATGTCTTCTCCACCAGCATTCGCACCAGTACCTTTAACTGCTTCCCACCACTGAACTTGAAGTTCAACTGTGAATTCTTGAATACCTGCGGAATCGTAGGATAATTCAATTGGAGCAACTTGGGTTGGGAATACATCAAAGAAATGATACTTTCTAAGTGTTTCTCCACTACGATCTAACTGATAGACATAAGCATCTGCTTGATAGTCTTCTGCGTTAGTCGAACCTGTGTTATCAGATACTTTGTTAATAAAGTTCATCCACTTCTCAAATGCAGAGCGAATTGAGAAATCTGTATCATTAAGAACGGTGATTGACCATGTATCAAATGTTCTGTCTCCAGCGATTTTCAAAACCCTACCTCTAAAGGGAATTTCAATTGGAGCAATGTTTGATGCAGGTAATGCCGCAGTCTTAACAAGGAATCTTGCCTTGTTAAGAATGTCATTGAGTCCTTCAACAGATACTGCTGATGGGAAAGAAAGTTCTACCTCAAAGAGGTTCGAACGAGCACCACCGCCAGTTAGCTTACTTTTGAAGTCAGTAATCTTCCTTAGTGGGGGTGGATTTAGTTGATTGCGAGTTGCCATAGTTTTACTCTAAGTTGGATTAAACGTTGCCAATGACTTCTTCAAATGCAACACCAGTTCTGGTGGCGATGAAGGTTAGACCGATAAAGTTGATCGATCTTGCAGGTTTAATGTATATATCGGCAATAAACTCATTATTGTCGATTACTGCTGCAGTGTTATTCGTTTCATCACAAATAACAACATAATCAAAGATTCCTCGTTTCGATTGAACGTCACGTAAGAATGGTTCAACAATGTTCACAAAGTTAGTTCTTGTGATTTCATCGTTAAATTCAAATAACTGATCTTTAGCAGCAGCAGAAATAGCATCTTCAAGGTAGATGAATAATCTACGAACGTTAATTCTATCAAAGGCAGATGCTTTGCCGAATCCAGTCTTATCACCAAACAAGACAACTCCTGCTCCTGGTGAGAGAATAACTGGGTTAATTCTATTTGAATATAATGTATCTCTTTGTACTTTGCCTGGATTATAAGCAAGTTTTACAACATTGAGAATTGCACCTCTACTTGTTCCTGCTGGTGAGAACCAAGGGAAGTCAGTTTGATCTGTTCTGGCACATGTACCAGCAATGTCACCGTTTAGAGGAACATAACGGAATGTGTTATTGAATCTATCAAACATGTACTTGTATCCACTATCAAATACACCATAAGTGGTGGATGTAATAGGTGCATAGAAGCTAACAACATTTGATGTAATGGTATCATCATCTTGAACAGTTGCTGCTCCAGCAGCAGTGTCTGTGATGAATGCCTGTCTGTATGGAGAAAGGAACGCAATAGCATCCTTTCTTGATTCAGCAACAGCGATTGCCTTGTTAGCAATTGCCTGTGCCTGTTCCTTACTAAAGTTAGAAGAACCTTGAAGTATAAAGTCTACTTCATATTGTTCTTTATTAGCAAAGATGTTTAATCCAGAAACAATATCATCTACACCAGAATCTAATGAACCTGCTACGTTGATGTCTGTTCCACCACCGTAATCTAGTCCACCATTCAGTTCGAATGTTGCTGCACCAGTAGTTCCAAAGTTTACATTCTTGGAATCCTGATCCCAACCACTGTCTCCATCAAGAGTATTAGTTGCAGATGTGCTATATGCTGATGTTGTAAGTCCTACAGACTTAAGATTTGCATCAGTTTGAACAAGAGCAGGTGCTCCACCACCGTAGATGTACTTCGAATTATTCTTAATATACTTTCTCCAGTAAGAAGGACTTCCTGCTGAATATTCACCATCCTTTGCTTTAGAAAGGTTAAGGTGCTTCTCTAGAATTGTACCAGCGTTACCTGTAATCGTTCCTTTGTCATCAAATACAATAACATGAACCTCATCAAATCTACCTCCTCTAGAAGCAGCATATGCTGAAGTTGATGGACGATCTGCTAGTTGATCCCACTGAACTGGATCTAAACCAGTACTTAGTCCTACAGTTTGCTGTTCGAACCAGTCTCTTTGTGTAGAGTATGATGTTGTGTAACCACTAGCATGTCCAATAGCGACTGCACTAGGGGTGAATGTTGGTATTGACGCTGTACCAACATTGTTGAATGAATATGTACCTGTTGGTTGGTAATCAACATCAGTTTCTACACCTGCAGCAGTTACGTGTGAAAGAACTTTAACTCCAACTGTTGTTCCAGTAACTTCAGTAACAATACCTTTTAGGTATCCATCTGCTTGTGATGTTGAACCAGCACCAACAATTGCTTTACCAATCATTGACTGAGTTACAGCATAACCAACAGTGTTAACACCAACAACTGAAAGAAGTTCTTGATCTGCCTTAGCATCACAAACTGCTACTCTGATACCGTTTGCCCAAGTACCAGGGTTTTTAGAAGCAATAACTGTACTTGAAATGGTGTTGTCATCATAACCCAACTGGTTATAATGTTCATCACTCTTAATTTTTAATGCTGGTGTTGCATTGTCAGATGCATTTTTAAGTCCTGCATCATCTGATCGTACAACTTGCATTGTACCTCCGTATGCCAAGTAGGAGGATGCTACCATCCAACTTTCATACTGCTTATCTGTATTATACGGTTTCCCAAACGTGCTAAAAAGATCGTCTTCGCTCTCAATTAATTGAGGAAGACCAACTGGACCTCGTGCAAATGGAGCTGCTAACGCACCGATAGATCCAGAAACTGGATCAACTCTACCAATTGTTAAGTCAACCTCTCTTACGATAATTCCAGGAGATGCTAAATTGAGTGGCATCTTTTACTCTCCGAATCTTCATTTTTATACTGAAATTATTTATTCAAAGGGGCATTTTCATTGGGGAAACAATACATGAACATTACCAATCTGGATATGTCCAATCACTACATGGTTTCTTTTTCCTAGTATTAACTATCCTTTTTATAGTACAAACCTTACATTCATATGAATATGATGAAGGAACTTCTCCTCTACTTTTACGTGTTAAATAGAAATCTTCTATAAGAGTTTTTACTTTTCCACACTTTCTACATTTTCTTTCTGAGAACAATAAATGTTCTAATTTTAATTGTTCATCAAAATCCATTAAGATACTTTACTTCCATATGTACCTGCTTCCGTTGAATCTGGATTATCTCTCAGATATTCAGTATATCTAAACCCATGCCCTTCTGGGTAGATATACTTCCCATTCTCATCAAAGTTAGGTGACTTTGCTCTTGATTCTGCTGATGGGTATGTGGTTTTAGGTATCTTTCCTTCTCTCATCTCTCTACCCTTTCTCTTTCTTGCTTCATTACCAGATTCTCCTGGTGGTTCAGGCCAAGAAGTACCAAGTATCTCCTTGATCATTTCTATAGTGTAACCATTAGGATGACTCATTACATATAATCCCACATATAAGAACGATCACCATATTCATCAGTATGCCATCTAGTACCATCATCATCTACAAAACTTTCTGACTCCAAACCAGTTTGTATGAAACCAAAAGGTGCCATATCCTGCTCTATCTGATTCTTCTGCTCTTCATAAATTCTCTTTCTAATATCATTATCCGACATTTCCTTGAAATAATCTTGCTGCACCAACCATGCAAATATAACAAGACACATTGCCAAGTCATCATTACATCCTTCTTCTGCCTCAAATGATTGATGCTTCTGAGCAAATGTAGTCAATTCTGATATAATTTCATAATCAACAGTAAGTAATTTATCATCTTCCAACATAGTCTTAAGGTTGGAGCAACCCAACTTCTTAACTGCTGATGTCATTCTTACACCAAGTTGTGTCTTCTTACCAGAGAATCCTTGTCCTACTATCTGTCCATTTCTACCTCTCATTGATGCCATTAGAATATTTTCATATTCCAAGTCATATTGCATAATGCTTGCAACTTGATCTCCTATATCATTTACTTCTATTAAAACATAAGCATTGTTATATCCTTTGGCAACATCTAATATGATATTGGGAAATAACATTGGTTTAATTTCATTATTTCTATACTTCGCAACTACTTGATATGGAAACTCTGTTGTATCAAAAACTATAAAGGCAGAATAGTCATTACCCAACCCTCTTGCAACGTCAACTGTAATTATATAATTATGTTCCTTTTCTGCCTTATTGTAGATATCCAATCCAGCATTTCTAGTTTGTGGTTCTTCATATACAAGATTTCTAAGTTTTGCTGGATTAATTAGAGTATTTACAGATCCTAAGAACTCACATTCAAACTCAACCTTAAACTGTTGCTCTGACGTATTAGCAATAGTTTGTGCTTTCCAGTCAGCATCTCTACCTGGAACTTCACTCCAATGCACATCAGTAGGAATATATTCATTCTTGCTTCTTTCAGCATCATGCCAATACCTATAAAAATGGTTCATCCCATGAGGGGTTGATACCATTATTACTTTCGTTGATTTACCAGACGTAATAGTAGGATACACAGAGGCAAAGAACGACTCAGCAATGTGATTCGGGACGAAAGCGAACTCGTCGAGAAAGAGGATGTTAAATGACATACCTCGGACAGCACTTGCAGACGTAGAAGCAGCCAGTATCTTTGATCCGTTTTCAAGTTCTAAACTCCCTTTATTCCAAGATATGATACCCTGTTGCATCCATTTAGGCAAATTTTCATATGCAGTTTGTAGTCTACTTAATAAGTCTCTAGCAGTTGCTGCCTTGTTTGCCAGAATACCAATGTTTGTACTGTCATTAAAAACAGCATAATGTAAAAGATATGATACAGAAGTGGTAGACTTACCAGTCTGTCTAGGCATCTTACATATATTGAATCTATTTTCATGAAATCTTTTAATTAAAGTTTCTTGAAAATCATAAGGTTTAAATGGTGTTAAACCTTCATCCAAAGAAACAATCTTAATATAGTTCTTTGCAAAGTATACTGGATCTTTCTTACATTTA